TCAGTGTTACCACCAACTTGACTTTATGTATTACTCAGCAGCCATCAAATCTTCTTTAATTTCTGTTACAATCAGATTAATAAGCTCTGCCTGGTCAATAGAAGCCTCGGAAATCTTCTTGCCTTTACCCAGATATTTCTCAATAATCTGAGTAATTCTTGGCCCAAAGTATGCCTGGTCCTTATTCATAAGAGCACCAACATACTCCTGGAACTCCTTCATCAGAGCATCATAATCATACTCAGCCTTAGTCACAATGCTTTCACGGTCATTAGTAATATACTTACCGCCATTAAGAGCAGCTTCCTTGTCAATAGCCTCGTTCAAAGCCTGAACTACATTTTCATAATTAAACTCTTCAACAATGGGCTTAATATACTTAAAACGACAACCAGTCTCAGCGCTATTATCAGGAGAACGCATTACCAGTCGAACCTTGCCTTCTCCATTCTCACCGGTATACTTCTCAGCATAAGCATAAATATCCTTTTATACCCTCGGTTTCCCGATATTTTTTAGGGAATAGACTATATCTTCATCCATAATATTTTATGGAGTCACGCACTTCGATTTAAGGGATTCTCACCCACCTTTTAAGGCCCTACTCCTATTGGCAATTTTCATGCCCGTTTCAAGGATAGTCGTTGAACCTTCCTCTATTTGAGGCTTGGCTGCTGATTGCCCAATCCAATTAATTTTCAAACATTCACACTTAGGTTTGTTTCATCCTTATGTTGTAGTTTAATTGGCTCTAAGGGGTTTCCAGCAATTCTCGTGATTATTCAATAGTAGATTGCTCTACTATGGACCTGTATCGGTTATATTTTCGATTTAAACGTGTTTCTTCTGTAGAATTTTCATACATTTTATTTAAAATTGGTATTATTCCTTTTCCATACTTCTATACAATGAATGCTCCATTATTTTCACTAATCTTATGGTGTATTGGAAGATCCCAAATTTTCTTTATTTGTTCAACACAATTTCTATTGGCAGATACAAAAGATATTCCATATGGATTAGTTCTGTTTGGATCGTTTATAAAAGTAATACATCCATCACCATCCATCATACCACGAACAAAATCCCATAAATACTCATTTGGTATTTTATCTAATGGAATTGTAAATGTCTATGTTTTTTGAGGAATTATATTATATTCAGTCAAATATTTTTTTAATTTACTTGAATTAATATCTAAACAAACACATTTAGTTCCTTTATTGTTTGTTCTATATTTTAAAGGAATATTTGTATTACAAAATTGAGCTAATTTAAGAATGACATCAATATCATCCTCTTTAAGCTCTAACCTTATTCTAGGTTCTTTTAGAGCAACATTACCATCTGTAGCTAAAAAACCTAACCAGTAATATTTTGCATGAGAATCTATTATAAATGGTTCTATATCTAATGTATATTTTCTACGTTTATCAAGTTTTTCTGGCATCATATATCCTCCAACTACTATTTTTCTCAATGTATATGAGCCATATTTTTATATTTTTATCGAAAAATGTCCAATATTTTTTAAGCCATATCCTTGGCGATATTATTAAAAGAACTGGAGCAAGTAGGAACTGTCTAATTATATTCAATACCATTCTTTGCTTTAAAGGTCTTATCCTTAGAGTGAGAAATAAATACAAGCGCATAACCAAGCTGTGTAATAGTGCGGCAAGTATCTTCAAACTCTTTCTTTACCTTTGTCCAGCCTTGGCCATAAGGAATGTCTCCAATGGAATCAACTCCTGCCTGAGAACAAACATAGCGTTCACAAAGGCCGCCGGCAATATCAATAGTATCAATAATAACTGACTTAAACATATTCTTAATATCTTCGTCCTTCAGCTGACGAAGAACCTGCTTCATTTCGCCCCAAGTCGTGACATCCTGCGCCATAACGCCAGGAAGAGCATTATAACCTTTCTCAAATGCCAGAATCAGAGGAGAAGGCATCTAAGAGGCAAAGGTGGTCTTACCAGCCTTCTCAGCGCCATAAATGTAAGTAATATATCCACTTAAATCTCTACTAACCTTATGGGGCTGTAGATTTTTCAAATCAATTGCCATTATATTTTCTCCGTTTCTTACAAAATTTACTTTTCACATACTTTTTATAATATTTACATTTATGCCCTTTGCGACATGAATAATCGCAATAGTGGCATAATGAAGTTCTTTCCTTTTTATAATTATTTCCCTCCATTATGCCACCTCAAGGTTAATTAAAAGTTAAAAACGCCAGCCGCAGGAGCCGCAGCACTCACATTTGCAGTCTCGGCCTTCTTAGCTTTATACTCATCGGCATTCTTCTTCAAAGTTGCCAGGGTAATCTCTCTCTCATTAAGAGCGGTCTGGAACTCAGATGCAAGGATAGTAGATTCATCATCCCAAATATAAGTATCAGCAAGGGCGCCAGTGATGACAAAATCCTTCTGAGAAGTTACAGTCTCTTTAACGTCATCCTCACCGAAAGCAGACTTAGTAATAGTCTGCTTTACAGTAGTCTGAGATACCTGACGGCCCCAAACCTGAGTAAATACAGGCGTATTAGGAGATGCTTCAAGACTCTCAAAATAACTGATAGCATTAGGATTCAGCACTGTAAACTGCACAGGGAGCAAATCCTTGCGGAAATTAAAGACAAAGCCCTTAACAATCCCCTTCTCAGGAGTAGAAGTCTCTTCATCTGCTTCAACATGGACAACATTTGTAATGACCATATCTGTCTTAAAGGTATTACGCTTATTTTCATCCTCATTCAGCAGAGAAGCATTATGAACAAAACCGCCCTCATTGCGCTTAACACTAACAAGCTCTTCGTTACCATTACGGTCAGAATAGAACTCTCTCAGACCAATAGCAGTATCAATACGAAGCTTAGCTGCATTCTCAACGCCATCGCCCATAATAGACTTCAGCTTACCATCAATGATATTCTTCAGTGTAGTATAAGTTGCATTGGGCTGCTTACTCTTTGTAATCGCGGTCACATAAGTAAAATGCACCTTTACAACATTTGTCAGGTTATTATCGGTAGCAATCTCTACCTCGCCAGTAATATACTGAGTACCAGGGTTCTTAGAAGTCTCGCCAGTTACCTTCTCCTTGAGAGTATGATTATAGAGAAATCCTTCGATATGGCATTCATTAATCATTTTCTTAGACATAATATTTTCTCCTTTTTTTTAATTATATTCAATACACTAAAAATTTACTATTATTTTTATCTAAATCTTCATAAGTTAAATAATTTATTGACATATATGGAATTCTTATTATTGGAATATGATGGGATATACAATAATTATTTTTTATTAAATCATGTTGTTTTACTTTATTAAACATTTTATTTTTTTCTTCATCACTAAAATGTCCACCAAAATCAATTGGATAAAAATGATGCTAGCCATCTACCTCAATAATATATTCTTCATTAACAAAAAAATCAAAACGAGCAAGTGCATGAGAGTCTGGGAAGAAACAATCCTTAAAAGAATATTCTTTTTCAAATGGGATATTTAAATCTTTTAACATTGTGGAAATTTTATATTCTCCCTTAGACTTTTGCCCACAGCAAGCACACAAATGACCTTGGGGACGACTTAAATTTGTCTTTATCACTTTCTACTAATGCCCGCAATCTATACACCTACACATCCAATAAACACTTCCATCTTTTCCTCTTTCGTCTGTTGGATATATAGCTTGTAACTAGCCAAAAACCTCTCCTGTTATATCTTTCATAGTAGTTCTTTTTGCACTGCAAAATGGGCACTAAATTCTTTTTTCCTTACGATAATCGGGACCTTCTAAAATAGCATAATTTCCACAGTCACAAAGAGTTAAAAAGAATAAACTTGAAATATTTTTATCTTTTCTTTTTAATGGAGCTACAAAAGATAATTTTCCATTTTCCTAATGAGACATTGGCTCGGGTGCTCTTGCCTATTTAGAAAGATTTGTTGCTGTATAATAAGCGGTAGTCGGAGAATTTTTTCCTGGACTATCTGCTAATACTTTTTTATAAAACTCTTGTTTCTAATCTTCAGTTAAATTTAAATACTCTGAATAACTTATATCTGAAATATTCATTTTAGCATCTCCTTTTTTCGTTCTATTATATCTAAAAATTAAATTTAAATGAAAAAAGGATTTTGGCCAATCTTTTAATCAATTTTTACGTTTTTACCTTTATCAGTAAGGGTATATATTGTTGGATTCTCTCCAACCTTCTCTACGAAGCCATCTGATACCAACTTGCGGAAAGCTCCAGATACGGTGCGAGAAGAAACAAACAATCCTTCTGCAATATCTCTTGACTTCCACATTTCAGTGTCAGGGTTATCCTTCATATACTGGAGAACAAGTTTTCCATTATCCGTAAAAAGTGGTTTTTCTTTTGTTTGCCCAGCTTTAAGAACTTCCCAATAAAACCGAGCGCCTTCATTCATTTCAATTGGTTCATTTTGATTTTTAATTAAATTTTCTACATACTCGATAAATTCTTGTTTTATAGCCATTTTCTAAAAACTCACTTTCTATATCTTGTATATATATTATATCATATTTAATTTAAAAAGTCAATATTAACTCATTCATTTACTGTTTCTTGTTACCCTTCATCAATAAAAATGAACTCTTGCGCATAGGGTAGACTGCGTGCAAACTTAATAAAGCTAGGTGTAACAAAATCTTCGCCATCGCCAGACCATTCAGTTAGCTTATGGAATCTACGTTGACTCTTTGAACACATACTAAGAAGATTTTCATAATTCATAGTAACAGTTCGAGTTTGAAGCCAAGATTCAGGGAGCGCTCTAATAAGCTCCTTCCAGATTCTCTTATCTTTGGTTTCATTATAATTGTTACGAAGAGCCTCAAGATAAGGAATTGTAATACCCTCAAAAACATTTGCTTCGATTGTCTGATTTTCTCCATATGGAAGAGTTGTAGTAAGTGGCGTATAATCATCAATCTCAAAGCAATCAATAGTAATGGGCTTACTCTGAATTTTGTGCATGGTGGAAGTTGAGTTAGCGACAGTGCCGACTTTGTAGGTATCAAATTCTTTCCACCAGTATAACGGAGCTGTAATATCTACACTCACGAAAATCTAGCGTAGAAATTTACGATGCTCTGGGCCAGCCTTAATAAGAGTCTGCGCCAGCTTCATGTCTTTAGGGCCAATCATAGCATATTCAATATAAGAATCATCCCCAAGAATACCTTCGTGAATAATGCTA